ACCGCCGAAGGTAATGTGAACTTCCATTATCAACGATACGACCTTCAGGTGCTCCCTCGTCTTGACGATTACTCGACTTCCAACTGGTATCTGGTTTGGAAGAGCCGGATGAAGAAGGACAACCTGTGGTACGACCGAATCAAACCCGAAGCCAAGTCCACATGGGACTTTGAAACCTACACGCTGAAACTGGCGCAGTATTTCAGGTTCAGCTATGGAAGTAAGAATTGGAGGTTTATACTTGGGTCTCAGGTAAGTTAGCGAAACCATTCAACCGTGCTGGCGAGGGCTTCGGCCCTCGCTGGTGAGCCTTCACTGGCACGAAAGGATTCAACATGCCTGTAGGAACTAATTTTTCAAAGGGTCTTTCGGTATATGGTATCCCGGTTTTCGGGGGTATGGGCGGCCTTATTCCCACTGGGAACGTCTTTTTTGTGGACAGCAGCGGCAGCAACCCTGCCGACAACTCAGCCAACGGTACGTACGCCAAGCCGTTCAACACGATCAATTACGCCTTCACGCAGTGCAAAGACAATAACGACGATTGGATTGTCTGTGGTGCCGGACACGTTGAGACGGTATCCGTTGCAAGCACTTCGACTTACGCGGTCGGCGGTCTGTCGATGAACAAAATCGGCGTATCTGTTTTCTGCCTCGGGAACGGGTCGCAGAGAAGCACTGTCACCTTTACCGCAACTACAGCGACAATGCTTGTAAGTGCGGTCAACATCAAGCTTTACAATCCGAGATTTCTAACCGGCATAGACGCAGTAGCGGCGCCGATCAACGTCCAGGCGGCGGATTTCAATATGTTCGGTGCTGAGTATTACGACGCCCCCGCAATGGCGACGCTGGTACAGGTTTTGACCACGGCGGCTGCTAATCGGATGGTTATCGACGGGTATCGGTTCATCGCTTCCACGACCGGCACGCAGAAGACAGCGGCAATTAAAATAGTTGGTGGCGACCGCATAACAATTCGAAATTTCGATATTGTGGGGGACTTCACCAACGCAGGGATTTACAACCTGACTACCGCGTCAACCAACCTCGTTCTCGATACGGGTCAGGTGACAAATTCCAGCGCAACTCCGCAACCCGCGATTGCTACAGTTTTGGCTACCTCTGGCGTTGGCAGAAACCTAATGGCTATCGTTGCATCGGGCGCACAGTTCACCGCCACTAACCAGATGGCGTGGCCTCTTTCTTACGGCAGTGTCATAGGCACAGGTGGAATAACGCAACTTACCGTAGCCAACTAAAGGATAAGATTATGGCCGATGGAAGAAACTCAGATTGGCAGGAACTTCACGACAAGCTGGATGCGATTCTTGATGCGGTTACGCCCAAGGCCGATGAGCCTAAAACCAAGGCTGAGATTAAGGCTGAAGCGGCGCAGGACAAAGCGGACGCCAAAGCCGACGCAGAGGACGCAAGTAAATTTTAAACTTTATCGGGGGGCCTCGTGCCCCCTTAACCTTCAAACCAAGGATTGTTATGGCTAAGGAAGATTTGAGAGCAGCGGGAGTGGAAGACATTCAGTTTTTCACCGATGTGGACAAGAAATGGGACAAGGGAGATTCGACCATAACGGCGACTTATCCCGGCTGGTACTTCGATCAGCAGTTGGCCGAAAAGAAAGAGGAATACCGGCAGAGAACACGCAAACCTGCGGATGATGAAATCGTTTCGGACGCCGACCCGGAATACCTGAACGAGACAAGAGCACTGGCCACTAAGATCAAAGCCCTTGAGGAAGCAAGGCCAAAGTTGAACGGCGCCCAAACGACTTTCCTTAAAAAAGCGGTGTCCGAACTTGAATGCGGAATATCCGAGTCTATGTTTTCTTACGACGACATGCACTTCGGGGAAGCCTCAGCGCACGAGGAACTGAAGCGCCAACTCAACCCTTGCATCAAGATCGACAAGCGGCTCGCCACATCCCTGAACCTCAAGAGCTACAAAGGTGGCATGGTATCGAGGGACGATGCCACAATCGCCACACAGATAATGAACAAGGCGCTGGGAGAGACGAGCAACATCGAGCGGCTACGCAGGAAAGACTTGACCTGCCGGACCCGAAGAGTCACCCCATTTACGGGCGATGGCGAATTTATGGAGACACCGGATGGACGGGAATCAGCTTCTACGGCAACTCCGTGACCTTCTAAATGAGTCGGATAGTTCCGGCTGGCTGGACGATTTCACCAGCTACATGTACTTGTGGCAGGCGGCGGTGGAGTTCGTCACAAGGACCGAGTGCTTCAAGGCTACTCAGACGATCACCACGACCAATGCCAATTCGTACCGACTGAACGCTGACTATCTACAACTGTTCGCAAGGACGAAGGATAACCGCTATTTCCTGAAGCTGAACGACGGAACAAGCGACCACTACCTTTTTTACCGGGACTACAACGAGTTCCTGTACGAAACCACACAGACCCCCGTTGAATATCCTTACAACTTCACGGTAATAGACGACCCTAACCCTCCAGCGGCGGTAAGCGGTACGGCTTCATCGGCTGGTGCCTTATTGGGCGGCCAGTGCATCTTGACCGACTCTACAGCCGATTTCTCGGATTTCGACGCAGGAGACACCGTTCACAACATAACGGACGCATCGACCGGCATTGTGCTTTCTAAGACTTCGAGCACTCAGCTTGTGTGCGCTCTTTTCAGCGGGGCCGGCAACGATTGGTCGCAAAATGATGACTATCAGATCGTCCCACAAGGTCGAACGCTTCTGGTTGTCGATCCGGCCCCCTCAGTTACAGGATACACGATCACCGTCAATTACCTTCAGAGACCCGCTCCGGTGTTCTCAGACTACGGCCTTTACCGGCTTCAGCGTGAATACTGTCTGGCACTAATCTTCTACGCCGCATGGCTCTACAAGTATCGGGATGCCGATCCGAACCGGGGCGATAAGTTCTTCGTTCACTTTGATAATCAGATTAAAAAATTCAGCTACGGGATCGCAAAGCGGTTCCAGGACGTAGGGCGCATGAAGGTTAATATGAAATGCAGAAACTAAGACTGCTTGCTTTTTTCACCGTCATTTTTATGACAGGTTTGGCGTTCGCGGGAGATGATATGGCAGTACCGACAGGGACAAGGCAGCAAAGGGTTATGGGGACGGCGAAAGTACAGCCTGCCGCTCCGAGTGCGAACCCGAAGAAGGTGGCCCCTAACGCCACATTGGGGACGAGTCTGTACGCCAACGATGGAGTTACGCTACTGGACAATTCCGATGTGAAGAACTCCTATATCTTGGCTCCTGCTAAGAATTTGAGGATAGGGACTCCATCCCTCACTATATATAATGCAGATGTCGCAATAGTAGCTGATTCAGTTACAGTCAAGGACGCTTCCGGCAACAACTATATGGCACTAAATGTCAACGTTGGAATAGTTAATAGCATAATAGGTGCTGGAGGCTTTGATGCTGGTACTTTAGGTGGATACAATAATGTAGTTAATAATACAGGCTGGTATTACATCTATGTTATTTATAATCCAACAACACAAACTGTGTCTGGCTTATGTTCCTTGAGTGCCACATCTCCGGCACTCCCTTCAGGGTACACTTATTCTGGTTTAGTTGGCATCGCTAATTATATAGGTATTACTGGGCCTAGTTATGCCTTTGACGGCTTTCAGCAAATCGGCAACATATGGTGGGCTGGTGTTCCTGCGAACTACACCCTTACGACTTCGCTACATTCCGGCAGCTACGCAAACCTTCCCCACGTCCCGGTTTCCATCGCCGGGGCCGCCTTGCTCAAATGTGATTACACGGGGGCTACCGCTATCTCGGACTTAGATATAAGCCTCGATGGAACAAATATATGGGCAGCTTGTAGTAGCCTGACCGGCTTTGCCGGGGGCCATATTGAAACATGGGTGCCGGTTGTCGGTGGAAGCCCCTACGCCCAATACGAAACAGGCGCAACGGGAACGGTGGCTATCTACTTGAAGGCATTTATCCTGAATATTTAAAAGGATTCTATCTTGCCAAAAGACCCATACGCAGTCCAGAAAAAGGACATCCCCCTGTCGGGTAAACTCATCACGGTTGATGACGGCGCGACAATAGGGACCAATTTCACTGCGCTCCAAAATATGAGATACACGGACACTCACCCGCAGGGTATTCTTGGCATGACCAAGATAAACTCAACAAACCTTGCAAACCCGCTGGTGAGATCGGCGCATCACTTCAAGAAAGCGCAGCCGGTCGAATCTCACGTCTTAGTTCAAGCATACAATGTAAACGGGGCGAACCCGGCGGTCTACAGAAACGACGCTACAGTTCCGGCAACAGGCAACTTCAACGCCACGCCACTCCACACCGACGCAGCCGGCGCACAGAGGGGCCTTTTCGCCACCGCAACCGAAGGGGCGGTAGTTTATGCCAATAGCGTCGAAACGATGATCTGGGGCGGCAATGAGACGCGCATGGCCGCGTTTGTCAACTACGATCCTGCCGGTACATTCAAGCTGGATCAAACCGATGTTTTGACGAACACGTTGTCTGATGCGACTAATTGCGCCGTTCTTGTGGGACACTCAAGCGCGGGAATAGACACGAATACGAAGTTGCTCCTTCACCTGGACAACAACGTCACAGACTCAGAGACAACCCCGAAGACCGTTACGAACGTAAACGTGACCTATAGCGCCGCAGTCTATCGGTTTGGATATTCGGGGGTGTTCGACGGGGCAACTGCCTATCTCACAACCCCGGACCATGCCGACTTCAACTTTTCGGGCGGGAAATGGACGATAGATGGTTGGATCCAGACTCTTTCCAATACGAACAACCAGACGATTTACGCACAAATAACCGATGCAAACAACTGGCTCAGGGTATTCGTAGACACAACCGGAGCGATAAAGATTGCAATAAATGCTTCAGGAACCGAAACCATAATAGCCGGGACCATTGATAGCCTGCTGATTCCAGACGGAGCTTTCCACCAAGTAGAGATAAGCGAAAAAGCGAACTGGTATCGAATCTTTGTGGACGGGATTCTCCAGGCAAGTGTCAAGTCCACCGAAAGGCCAGCGAACTACACGGGCATTGTTTATATCGGGGCCAGAAGCAACGGGTCTTCTGTAACGGATTATTTCAACGGGTACATCGATGAGTTTAGAGTAAGCAATCTTTGCAGGCACACAACCGCTTTCGAGGTCCCGAGTGAACCATACGATACCTCAGCGACTACGGTTTACTGCTATATAGGCGCTACCAGACCCCTTTCCGGGATAAATCCTTACGTCAAAACAGCAAACGGAGCATCGGGGACCATTGCCGTTTATTACTGGAATGGGTCTGCGTGGGTGGCTGTTTCATCTCTGGCGGACGGTACGGCAGGGCTGCACCAAACGGGCTCCATAACTTTTACCGACACGTCAACCGTCGCCAAAATGCGTGTTCTGGATCAACTGGTTCTCTACTGGTACAAGATTGTATTGAGTGCATCGACCAGCACATCTCTCTACTACGTCACCCTTACCGACACTATGCAGCCGCTTGTGGACTTATGGGATGGAACTCCCCGGACAATCGATGCTTTTGAGGTGGATAACGGAACCTCTTACGTAGATTACACCAATGCGGTCTACGACAGTTCTTTCTCTACTGCCGATCCAAGCTCTTTCTGCAATATAGGGGGGGTGCAAAGCACCAGCCCGGCTACGGACTCATCATACACTGCCAACACTTTTGAGTTGTTTGCTGATTTCGCCAGCGGCGGTACTGGCGTAGCTCAGGCATTAGCCATCGGTTTTAGCGATAGAATGAGGGCAGTTCACTTCTATTTGGGCGGCGGGAATGGAAACACAACGGCCAGCACCGTGTGCTACGTCTATTATTGGAACGGGTCTGCGTGGCAATCAGTAGGGACGGTCCAAGACGGAACAAGCGCCAACGGAATAAGCATGGCGGGAACAGGAATCATATCCTGGGATCCTCCGTCGCCTCAGCTTGAGGTCAGGCGAAGCGTCAATACGCAAGATGATGTTCAGCTATACTATTACAGGTTCGTATTCACTAAAACACTCAGCAACACCGTTGATGTGTATTACGCAACGGGCATTCCGGCCCCGATCATAATCTACCCGTTCAAGTTCCCAGTTTCCGCCATGGACAGGATTTTCCTCTGCTCAAATCAGTCGGGACCGAAAAACCAAATGATTTGCTCATCGGACAGCACGAGCCAAGTTTTTAACGGAAGCGATTCGGCTACTTTTTATTTCGGAGACGACACGGACCTTACCGCTGCCTGCTGGCTTTACTCTCAGTATGGTACAACGCTTTACAACACTCTGGCGATCACGAAGACGAGTGAGACATACATCCTTGTGGGTGACGGGCCTTCGGATTGGGTGCAGTATCAAGTGTCTCCAACTGTCGGGTGCCCTGCCCCTCAGACAATGGTGTCTCTACCAGCTCCGTTCGAAATCTACGGTGGAACCAGCCGGACAATCGCTATCTGGCAGGGGAACGAAGGCATCTATATGTTTGACGGCAAGGGCTTTATGCCTCTCCACGGCGACATAGAGGACTATTGGGACAGGCGCAAAACGTATTCAATCAACAGGAGCATGATAACTTCCAGCCAAGCGTTCTACGACCAGCTAAACCAAGAATACCATTGGATATTCGCTTCAGGGACTTCGACAACTCTTGATACTGAATTTGCCTACGACATCCCGAAAAAGAAATGGTTCCAGATTGAGCGAGGGACCGGCAAGAAACTTCAGTGCGGCATGGGCCTTCTGGACACAAGCGGCAACATGTTCAATTACGGCTTCCTCGACACGGGTTATATGGAGCGCCTTGAATACGGAAACGATTTCGACGGGAACCCCATCACCTACATTATGAACCTGGGGGACATTCCTCTGGAAGACTTGTGGAACACAACGGCCATTCGAAAAGTAAAGCTCTTGTGTACGGCGTTGACGAACACCCCGAGCCAAATCACGCTTTCTCATTGGGGGGAGACTTCGTCTTCAACTTCAAACACGGCGCTCATGGACCCGCACAAGACGGGATTTCGGGTAGCAATGCCGATTCTCAGCCTTCAAAACAACTACTTCAGCGATTCTATCTTTCACAAGTTCGGCTTTACTATGACGGCCGGTGATGAACCATACGGACTGGAAATTTTAGGGTTAAGCATTCAGTTTGAAAGAAAACACGAGACGAAGTGATAAATATCGTTAAAACGCCCATTGATGTTTTCGCAGAAGACCCCGCATTCTCTGTTTTGTGCAAGGAATACGAGGGGGAATACATCGAGGACATGCCACCCGCTTGTTTGAGCGTGGGAACCTATAAGGCAATGGATAAAGCCGGAACGATTCATACTTTTTGCGCCTACAACCAAGGCCAGCTTATCGGTTTTTTGCTGCTGATTATGTCTGTTTTGCCGCACTACAGCGTTCTCGCCGGTATCGTTGAGTCCTTTTTTGTAGCGGGTCCGGCTCGGAAAACCGGCGCTGGGCTTAAACTTCTCCGAACGGCGGAGCACTTTGCCAAGGAAAGTGGCGCGAAAGTGTTTCTCTGTACGGCCCCGGTTGGCAGCCGGATGTGCAAAATTCTCCCGCGCAAGGGATATACCGAAATGGATGTAGTGTTTTCAAAGAGGCTGGTATGAACAATCTACTGATCCATCCCAGTTGGAGGTGGCCGTCAATGCCTGCAATGTCGGTTGAAGATGTTGACAATGTGCGGCGCATCGAAGCCGCACTCTTGCAACATCCACAGGTGGACTTTAAAACGTTTCACGTCATACACGGCGGCATGTACTCACGCACAGTGATGGTTCCTGCGAACCACATCATTACGGGAGCACTAATCAAAATCCCGACACAGGTTATCGTGGTTGGCGACGCAAAGGTTTTGGTTGGAGACAAGGTTCTGAACTTATCCGGCTATAACGTCCTTCCGGCTCAGTCGGGAAGAAAGCAAATCTTTCGGGCGATTACGGACATATATATCACAATGGTTTTCCCGACCAAGGCTCAAACGGTTTCAGACGCGGAAAACGAGTTTACGGATGAGGCGAATTTGCTCGCTTCCAACCGGGATGAATCGAAAAATATCTTCATCAAAACGGAGGATTAAATATGTCTGGCGTGATAGCCGGTATCGCAGCGGTGGCTTCGGTGGCAATGGGGGCCATGAGCATGTCTAAGGGTTCGTCTGCACCTACTCAAGCCGTAACGCCTTCGTCCTATAACGTAACTGGTTCCGGGGCGGCGGGAACCCCAAGCGGAGGGGGAGTAGGAACCGAGCAGGCAGTGGCAAGCGGAAATTCGGCTGCTCCTGCGGCGGTAGGTGGCGGTGGCGGTGGCATGGGAATGGGTGCCGGAATGGGGGCCCAGCCAATACAGCAAGCGGCGGTGACAAGCTCCTATGTCCCGAATACGTTCAACTCGGATATTAAAACACCTTCGTAAAAGGAGCCAGTCATGGCCGACGATGGAGTAGTAAGCCCATACTCGCTTGATTCAATAGATCAGATGCTTCGGCAGAAAAGAGCGGGCGGAAGGTATGTTAGCGATGCCGATACCCGCAACGCTTATGCCGGTGCGCTGGAAGCCCAGGCGTCCAAGAATCTTCAGGAGCGGCAGCTTAACCAGCAGTTGTCGGAATGGAAACAGGGATTCGCGCTTCAGCAGAAGCAGTATCAGGATCAGCGGAACGCCGCTCTGTTTACGGGCGGAATGGGTCTTTTGAGCGGTGGGACCAAGGGATACGATTGGCTGAAGAGCAATAAGTTTATTGGTGGCAGCGCGGTCCCCGGAACAAGCAGCGGTCCAACTGGCGGCACGGCTAACCCGGCATTGGCTTACGGGACGGGAGACGCTTGGACGGCAACACGGACGAATGCAGGACCAAACTATCCATACGATATTCCGTCATCAACCGCAGGAGGACCGGCCGTAGGGTACGGCGGAACAGCGGTAGACGAAGGAGCGCCCGCAGCGGTCGCAGGAGTAGGCACAGGCGGAGGAGCGGCGGTAATGCCACAGATGCAGGTTCCTGCGGTCTCACCATTTTCGTCCACGAGCTATGCACAGTTCTTCCCCAATATGCCTAATCAGCCTGCCGGTGATGCGGCCGATGCTGCGGCACTGTTTAATCCAGTGGGCGGAACTACAGACACATCCTGGATGGATACCTTTTCGGCTTTTTAGCGGGGGTTTAGCACATGGCTAATTTTCTTGCAGACCTTGGAATGGCGATGCCTGCCATTACTCAGATGCAGGCGGTAAATGCTGAAACGAAACAGCGCGAGCAAGCCGCGGTGATGCAGAACTTCCAGATCGATCAGTACAAGAAAGAGCAGGAGCGGCTCGATAAACCTATCCCGCTTGAGAATTTCCAGGCTAAGTTTGCCGACAATTCAGAAGGCGGTAAAACCTTCATAGATATGATGCGGGCCAACGGTTTCGTAAACAATGCGGGCGGTATTGAAACCGTAAACCAGCGCGGCATCAAAACCACACAACAAGCAATAGGTGAAGACCAGGAACTTCACTCGCAGATGGCACAGTGGGAGTACAGGTCGTCGCTTCAGAAACAAATGGGTTTGCAGCAGCAGATAGCAGAAGCACAGGCGAAAGGGAACTCTAAGCTGGTAGAAACCCTGACCCCACAGCTACAGTCGGCTAAGCAGCGAGTGGACCAAATGCTCGAAATGAACAAAAAAATGGCAGCAGGCAAGCCCGAAGTTGCGGAGAAGGTGGAGGTCGCAAGGGCAGGGGCAGAGAATAAGTTGCAGACCCACATGCCGACCATACTTGAGGACAAGAACACTCATGTTCCTAAGCCGTGGTATCCGCAGTTAGGACAGGAACCGCCGCAAAACGCCGTGATACCCGCTACGGCCAGGCAGCAAGACCCGCAAGAAAAACCGGGGAGCGGCGATAAGGCCAAGGCTCCTCTACCTACAGCCACAGGCCCAGATGGAATTGTCCGTACAATATCAAGCGAGGGTCCAATCAACTACGCTAATTGGGTTGACGCACAAGGAGTACAGCACAAAGAACCCCTCGACCCTAAAAAACACGGAACCGTGACCGCCGCCTCGGAAAGTCAAAAAGATGCAGCAATGGATGCGGACCTTGAGGGGGCCGTTAAGTACAATGTTGAAATGGCGAAGCGTGGTGAACCGATAGACATGAAAGGTATGGGCGGCGTAAGGGCCAACTTGGCCGTAAGAAACGCTTTGCAAAAAGAAATCGACAAAGGGTTGGACGCTGGCGACTTAGCCGGGGTCAAAAGAATCAAGGATTCTCTAACCAAATCCCTCAATACTCAGGAAACATCTTTCAATAACCTGCAAAGCTACGTTCTGAATCTTGACAAGCAAATCGACCGTTTCAGTAAGCCGGGAGGGGTGGCCGACCAACTATTCAGGTTGGATGCGAAGCTTGAAAATGAGCCGATATACAAATGGAACACAATGATCGCCGGTAAGCCGTATGAAAACATAGCAAAAATGTATGTAAATGAAATTTCTTCGGAGTGTGCAAAAATAGCAAACGGAGCACAATCTTCAGTTCAGGCTCCAAGCGATACGATGGCCGCAAAGTGGGATCAGGTGCATGATTTAAAATTGAACATGACGGACCTGAGAACGGTCATGGGAGAAACTAAGGAACTTGGAAATATCAGACTTTCAAGCTCGAAAGAGATACGGGATCAGACTCGCGGTTTCATAAACACCATCCATGTCGGGGGCGGCGCAACTAGCGCGCCCGTAGCGGCGAAAACACAGGGGCCAGATGCAACTAAAATGCCTGTAGGGACAGTCAAGGTTATAGCCGGTACGAAATACAAAAAAGGTGATGATGGAAAATGGCACCTAGTCGAGTAGCTCTGTCAGATGAAGAAATGAATCAAATGCTTTCCGGTCAGACTGTGGAGGCCCCTGCTCCTCCTGCCGCTCCTGCTCCTAGCGCAGCACTTACCGATGAGCAGATGAACTCAATGTTGGCCCCTAAACCGGCCAAGGGCGACATTCAGGCACTTGTCCAGAAGCACGCCACGGCACAGGGACTTGACCCCGACATAGCGGCACGTCTTGTCCACGCTGAATCGGCGGGTAATCCCAAAGCCGTATCTCCTAAAGGCGCAATGGGACTCACTCAGCTTATGCCAGGAACCGCACGGGATTTAGGCGTACTCAATCCGTTTGACCCGGAGCAGAACTTGAGGGGCGGATTTACGCACTTTGCGCGTCTAATGAAGAAATACAATGACCCGGCAAGTGCGGCAGCAGCGTACAACATGGGCGAGAAGGGATTCGAGGATTACAGGGCAGGCAAGCGAGGACTGCCGCAAGAGACACAGGACTATATTAAGAAAGTAACTGGTCAAAGTCCTTTGTGGGTAGATGTAAACAAACGGTTCCCCGGTCACGCAGACACGATTAAGGCAGTCCGTGAATATGCTGAGAATGTCCCGGAAGCTAATAGCATTTCGGAACTTTTTACTAAAACCGTTCCACACGAAGCAGCCCAACTCGGCATGGAAGCCCTGGAAGCGATTAGACCGGGGGAAGGGAATATAGTAGATCGTATTTCTCAGTTCATACAAAAACCAGCCGCAGAACGCGAAGTATCAGAGAAAGCCGCCATAAATTCCGCGCTCAACAATATCTCCACAATGATAGGTCTCAAGGGTTTCGACGAAGCAAGCAAGTCTTGGAGCACGCAACCACTGCATAATCTAATGATGGTCTCCGGTGCGAAAGACATCCTGCCCGACATAGCAAAAGGCGGTGTCGCTATCGGAGAAAATACGGTTGGGCGTGTTGCCAAACCGACCATAGGCGGGTTGACTGGTAGAGGAACCGCCTCAGTAGAAGAGGCCATTAAAAGCGGGGAATCTACGGGGGTGGGATTGAACCCCGTTAAATCAGTCACGGATTTCGATAAGGCTCTTCGCGGACAGATAACCGGCCAAGATGTTGTCCAGAACGCGCATAGCGCACTCAAAATAGTAAAAGACAAGCGACAAGCCGAATACTTGGCTAAATTGCAGCAGGTTCAGGCCAACCCCTCAGCACTAAATCAGGTGCGCGCGGGAGTGGATGCAGAGGTGGCGCAATTATCCGCCAATTATCGAATTGGGATAAACCAGACACCACAAGGCAGCGTAGTGGTTGATCTCTCCCATAGCGTACTAAGGGCCGAAGCTCCTCGGCTAACCAAGGCGGCACTTACGGACGTGATGAGTTGGACAGACAACAGCGCAACGGGACTCGATACTCTCAAGCGCATTTTAGGCGATTACGTTGACCAAGCAAAGGGGGGGAGCCCCCAAGAGGCCATGCTAACGAGATTGAGAAACAGTGTTAGCGATGGGCTAAAAGCGAATGTGCCGCAATATGCCGAAATGACTAAGGGATACGCAGAGGCAACGGCTCTCATAAAAGACATTGAACAAGGTTTAACTCTCAAAAAGACAGGGATGAATGGGAGAGTAACCGCCGATCAAACGCTTAGGCGGCTCACGTCGGCCATGAAAGATAACTTTGAATTGCGAAGAGATTTGGTCGAGGCTTTAGGGACCGAATCAGGTAAAGACCTTGCTGGTCAAATTGCTGGTCACGCCATGTCGCCGCTACTGCCACAAGGATTGGAAGGCAAGGGACTTCTGGGCATAGGTGTATTGATGGGACACTTTATCAACCCTCACTATTGGCCGTTATTCGCCGCAAGTTCACCGCGCATAATGGGCGAGTTCCTGAGAATGTATGGAAAAGGAAGTGCCGAAATCAAGAACATGAAAGGCAACGTAGGTGCAGGTGTAGCAAAGGGATTCGTGGCAACTAGAAATGATACGAAATCCCCAGAGCCACCGCCTAAATGGAAAGAAATCGGGGATTAAATCAATCCCGATCACTATCCGCTGTAAGAATGCAGTAAAGAAATAAACCGGCGAAGATTATATCGAAAAACATAACATTCCTCCTTCACGCAAGGGATAGGGATTAAATAGCGAAATGTCAAGCCTGAGCAATAAAAAAGTCATAGTTTCCGATACCGGGATGCACACATTCGTTGCGGAGAAGCTGGCCGAAACCTTTGCCGAAGTCTACTACCACATACCGGAAAGCTCCTCGTTCCCTCAGAGCACAAAGGCCAAAATCGGGAGCGGCCTTAACATTACCCGAATCTATGATCTCTGGAAATATATTGATAAGGCCGACATGATAATGTTCACCGATCTAAACGATGGTGAGCTTCAACATTGGCTAAGGGGTAAGGGATACAATGTGTTCGGGGCCGGGCGCGGCGAAGACATTGAAATCGACCGCGTGAAGTTCCTCGAAACACTAAAGAACGTTGGGCTTCCGGTTCCCAAAACGTACAGGGCCGAAGGGTTTGACGATCTAACGAAATATCTGGACGGTAAGGGCGAAAAGTATCTGAAGACCTCGTACTTCAGAGGCGACTTCGAGAGCTACAAATTCAAAGGCATGAAGCACCTCGAACCGTGGTTGGACGATCTGAGGTCGCGGATAGGCAATAGGGCAAAGGACATTGAAATACTTGTTCAAGACCCCGTTCCGAGTGAATCTGAAGTGGGCTATGACGGTTTCAGTGTGAACGGACAATTCACATCCAACTGCCTTGTCGGGTACGAAGTAAAGGATAAGGCGTACATCGGGAAGGTGTTCAGGGAACCGCCGGCCATTCTGAAGACCGTGAA